CCCGCTCGTAACTAGTACGGGCGGACCCACCTAAGCTTTGTGCGGACGGACTTAGGACGTCCAGCGCGGAGCAGGTGCTCTCTCTCCAGCGGCTCATCACCGTTGTAGAGAAGGCACTTGAGCAGGGCACCCTCACCGGAGATTTTACTCTTCGGAATGATGGGTGTGACTACATGCGCCTTTACCATGGGCGAATGTAGCCGCGGGTCAACCCTCTCGGTATCGTAACCAAGGAAGGAGACCTTACCGAGCCCAGCAGAGGTCGGCGCCACATGGGGAAATCTCCAGAGGAATCTAGAGATAACCTTATCGTAGCGCCGAGCCGTCTTCCAAAGGCCAGCCTCGTAAAGGTTGTTCCTGAGAGAGACGGCAGAAACTATCTCTGCTGCATCTGCGCTCTGTCTGGTTGGGAGAGGCCTCCTGGCCTTCACCACGCTGACGTCAACGCCGGCGTAGTACTCCTTACCACAAGACTCCCTGAATTTCCCTTTCAGGAAGGACTTGTCAGTGTTGACCCGAAGACCAAAATCTTCGAGCGCACTGATGACAGACGGCGCGTGTACAGTGGGGACGATAATATCGTCTCCGTACACACGGACCTGCCGACGGAGTGAGATTATATCCCGCTTCGTCAGTGGTCTGGCTAGGCTCTTCTCGATCCCCACGAAGACGACGGTCAGGAAGACCATCGCCTCAATGGGGAACGTGAGAGCCGAACCCATCGACGCGAACTTGGCCAGGCGTAAAACACCATGGCCAGGCACATCAGCTTTGCGGGACCGCGAAGCATCGACACCATCCGAAAGATGAGGCCAATGCCGAAGCATACCGCGTACAAGCTGATTGGAGACGCGATCGGACGCTTCACTCAGATCGAGTGTCGCGAGACTCCCATCCAGGGAGCCCTTTTCTGCCATGGCACGGTTAGGGCCTTGGTCAGAGAAGCCAATCATTGCTCTTATCCAGGAGGATTCGAGCAACTCGACGAGTCGACGAGAAAGAGCCTGTTGCGTGTATTGCATACACGTAGGCTCAATCGCGATAACTCGAGGCGCCTTCAGCGTCTTAGGGACGAATACGACCCTTACAGGTCGCTCCTCCCTGGGTTCGAGGAAGTTCACCCGATCCAGGCGATAGTAATATCGCCAGTTGGCCAAGGCGTAGTCCCCATATGGGAACACACGCTCGAGCCGGTGCGTCCATTCTTTCAGATCGTACTTCGCGTTTCCGCGGAGACGGTCTGCGGTCGCACCCGGGCCATGCTTCGGATGAAGAGTGCCTTCATAGACCTCACGGTCTACGGTACACAGAACATCCGAGTACAGCATGGAAGAGATGGACTGGAAACGGCTGAGCATGGAAGCTCGCATCCGCTTGTCCGCCTCTCTGACTTCCTTCTCACACTCGACATAAGCCTCAGCGGCGCGAGCCAACCGTTCATCAGAACAGTCGAGCTCGATCTTGGACATAAACAGCGAGAGCTGTCGTATGCCCCAGATGGAATCCGCATCGGGAACGTCGAGTAGCAGACCACTTGCACGGTCGAACACGCGATCCATGAGATCCCCTAGCAATAGGGGTGTCATGCCTCTACACTTGAAGAAAGTGAAGAGGTCGGGATCTGACCTGCCCAGCTCGAGAGCCTTTTGGAAGCTCTTGGCGAAGGCGGGAAGGGATATCGTGAGAAACGAAACCCCTTCGTGTTCGACACGACTCGCGACAGTTTCTATGTCGCGAGAGGTGCTAGCGCCACACATCTCGCCGATGTTTTCGGCGAGGGCACACCACTGGTCTAACAGGCTTTTCACTTCTCCTCCAGAGGAGGTGGGAAGATCCTGCCTTGCTCAGACCGATCTCCGGAATCCGTTCCGGATCTGTTACGCCTCGCCACCCAGAAGCTGGGTGACCTTGGCGCCGGTGCTCGCCGTCAGATAGGCGGTGAGAGCATCGACGATCTGCTTGACCTCGGTGGCCGAATACCCCGTCTTGGGGTGGTCGACCACGAGGTACACGGAAGCGCTGTACTCCGAGCTGAGCCCGGAGACGAACGGGTCGGCAGCCACCTTGCGGTGGTTGATCCGAACCGTGCGCCGCACCCGCTTGCCCACATTGTGGGAAACGGAAAGGGCGACGTTCCCGTCAGCGGAGGTGAAAGCCCCCGACGACTGGCCCATGCCCGTGCGCGGCAGCGAGACCGCGACAGCGTTGATCGTGACAGACTGAGGATCGGTGAACAAGATGACTCCTGATGGTGTGTCGCCACGGTTAGTGGCGAGGTTGATCAGTCTTGGGTTGTTGACCCAGACTGTTGACCTCGGGTGAGCCCGAGTGCAGCTAGGATGGCCCACTGAGTCCCGTTAAGGGACTCCCAGGTCACCCCGAAGCCGTACGGGTTCGCTTTACGGCGATACATGTGCGTAAACGTCCTGGAATAGGACGCTGGCAAGGCGCGGGTACCGTTCCAGAAGGCGTACTCGGAGATTAATCCGGGCATGACTTCAAACGTGTACCTGCGCTGTACCTTATAGCACACGTAGCCGTATCGCATAACCGTCCCGTGCTGGGCCATGCTGGAGACGTTCTGTAGAACGTCTCCGACATTGGTAAACCAGTCAACGAGCCAACTCCACGGCGCGATCTCCCAGAGCAAATCTGGGGTGAGCGAAAGGCCGAGAAGCCTGTCCGAGAGACGCTCATAGTACTCGAGCTTGCCCATAGTGTCGTCAGACACAGGCAAGAAGTACGTGAACTCTCCGGAGAACCAGGTCTCGACGCTCTGCTCGATCGTGAACGACCCCCGCCCAGGATAAATCCCGGGAGAAACGACGGAACCACTGAACCACTGCCCTCCGTTAGTTGGGTAGCTTACAGTGGACGTCGCGGGGGGGAGTGCCCTCCTCCTCCGAACCGGACGCCCGCTATCGCGGACGTACTGTCGGATGATCTCGTTCCTGCCCTTGAGGACACGAACGAAATCCTGGAGATCACGTACGAATGGAAGCCACCCGAACTGAAAGTTCAAGAAGTCATCCGCAGCTCCACGATGGAAGTTGCGAAGGCTCCTGAAGGTGGCGACAGACGCACGTGGGAGGCCCTCTTTCAGTTCTCGGAGGAAAACTCCGAGCCCTGATTGGGGGGTGTCAGGTAACGCACGCGACACAAGGGTTGCACCTTGTGCCGTGAGGAACGGTTCCGACGGAACGCTTGGGGCTGTCATGGAAGTGCTACCCCCATCTACCCTGTTAAGGTAGAAGGGGATGACATATCCTTTGTACCCTTTCTTCAACCAGTAATAGTTGAGGTCGGGGTCGCCCCAGACGTCGACGTAGCACCCACGATGTTCG